ATATGCACATCTTAACTGCAAAGAATTAACGATACAGTTAATATATACTGTCAAATTTTGTCCTGATGGATTTGATCCTTTATGGATAATAATATCTCCATTATAAGCTACGCATGAATAAGCGATTTCTGTTGCAATACCTCTCATAATCGTAAGATCATCATTGGTATATTTGCCACATTTTTCCGCAATTTCTATTAAAGCAGCAAAAGCAGCATTAATGAGTTGTGCTGGCATACGAAGATCATATTTACTATAATCACCAGCCAAAATACGGTCTGCACCATGCTTTTTCATATGATTAGCCAATTGATCCCATTCGGGACCTTGAGCATTCACTCCCACTGCACACTCAGAATCAAGTGGAAATAGTGAGAGGATACGAGCAAGGGGCAAAAAGTATTTGCGAACCATCATTTGAGTAGCCCAATCAGCAGCCTGAAAAACTCTGACTTTGTCTTTAGATAATTTGGTTGGTTCATCTTTGACACATGCTTTGAAAATAGAATAGCATCGTTCACCAGCGAGTAGTGTTGCTTCCATATTTCTCATTTCATTGACTATCATAGGATGAGCTGTGGCTGGACATTGAAAATCCAAATAATCCACAGGATCTAAAAATTCAATCATATCGCGTTTAGGTCCAGAAAGGGGGTAGCCTTTAGAAGTACCTTTTGGCATGGCATCAATAAAACGTTTGCCATCTTTTCCACATAGAACTTCCATATCTGTCATGGGCGCAAGTTCTGAAAGAACCCACAATTTAAATTTGTCTTGTTTAAAAACATCAACTAAACCATTTACATAGTCTAAATATGCTGCTTTGACAAGACTACCTTCAATCCCTGCACTGGGATTGGCTGAGTGAGCTAAAGATGCTTGCCACATTCTAGTTCTGTGAAACTGTGGGGCACCATGTTGGTTTTTAACTCCGGTTACTTCAGCAACGGTGTCTGAAATGGGTGTTTTTCTAACTTTACTTTTAGTATGAGTAACTCGCTTGCCATCTTGACCTAAATATTCGACATTACTGCCGACAGGTAAATAATTAACAGGCGATTTTTCGTGAATATCTTGAGTAGCCAATACTTGTTGTTCATATCGGGTAACTGGGAAAGTACCATTCACGGTAGAAGGAAAAGCACCTTTCCATGTTTTATGTGCTTTATCCCAAACATCTTGTATTTCTTTTTGTGTGACAATTAAAGCTTTGCCACTAGGTTTATCAGGAATACCTCGTAAGTGTAAACCTCCTATACATGTGCGTGCAAAATTAGCAACTACAACGCCCATGCATAAACCAGTAAAAGTATTATAAGGCAATTGATAATCATAACCCGGTCCACCGGATTTAGAATCTGTAGTGTATGTGATTCTAATGACATCTGACCTCATAGAACCATCACCATTCTTGTAAAGAAAGTGTCCGGAACCGGAAGCAGTTATTTTCTCAGGAAATAAATGACGAATATCAGCGAAAACACCGCCAGAGGCAATATTTACGAGACACAAATCTTTTCCAGGAATTGGAATCATATAATCAGTGCTTACAATAGCTTTAAATGTGGAATTTAATTCAGATGGATTTCTCCTAACAATAAGTGCTCGCATATCTTTACGATTTTTAAACACATGAAGAGGCATCATGAAAGTATTACCTCCAAGAGCTAATAAATCACATTTCTGTTGAAATCCATTTTCCACAAAAACTCCATGACACAAATTATTTTCGATTTTACTCAAAACTTGGTCCAAAGTCATAGTGGCAGATTTATCAGTAACATGCAATTCAGCTGCTACAGCAGTAGCCCAAGGGTTAACTTCAGAATCTCTTTGCTCAATTTCCTCAACATTTTCAGGGACAAGAGCAGATTGCTGAAGAGCAGCAGCAGCGCGAAAAATACTAGTGAATTTATAAATAACTCCAGCTATAGCACACATGCTAATAAAAACTTTAGTTTTACTTTCTCTAATAGATCTAAACACATCAATAGTGGCATCTCTACGAGAAAGCAATTCATTCATTCTGTCATCACGCCATCTTGCTAGTAAACTACCATAAATCAACATATGAAATAAAGTGATAGCTCCACCTAACAATATGGAATTAATGCATTCAAACAAAGATACTGCTGCCAAAAAAGATAGCAAAGAAAATGATACACCGTTTCTTACTTTTCTTTCGAAAACAAGAAATCCACGAGCATTACATAATAAATAAGTTCGCGTGATCAATTTGTTAGTAAATAACCATGTAGGTAAATTGCCTAAAGCATTAGATGTACGTGCTCCCATAGATTCAAACTGATCTTTAATAAAATCAAAAGATTCTTCCAAAGATGATTGGTGCTCAGTAATAACTTCACACTTACAAAATGTGTGAGCCAAATTACAAATAGAGCAATATCTACGAGAAGCGACCAAGCCTTCTCCTTTCTTAATTAATCGTCGTTGATTTTCAAAATGTTGTTTGCATTTTGTTGTAAGAAATATGAGAGCTTGGTCAATAGAACGAGGGTTGGTTTGTAAAACACCATCAACATGGCGCAAATGGGAACTATCTCCACCTTGTTTTTTTCTCTAAAGGTGTATATATTTGGATATCCCAAATATCATTAACTAATGAATCTCCAGGAAAACTCTCCAAAGCTTTGCTACTATCAAGACGTCCATCTTCAAGAGCAAATTTATCTTTGACTGTTACTTCCAAATGCACATCGGCACGTCGGACAATAGAGTATGGACAAATAGAACCAATATTAGCATGTTTTGCCAAAGGAGCATTTGAAGTAATAACAAATACACGTGGTCTGATTTCAATTTTTCCTTTCTCATGAAGGTCAGCTTTATTTGCATAAGTAATCATATTGTTGTTGATATCAATAATACGTTCGGTAGGAGCCTTATCTAAAAAATCAGATTTGGTATTTCCTAAATCATCAAAAAAGATACCTGTAGTATGTCCTTTCAATGTGGAATCAAACTTATCAGATTCTTTAATAATAGCAGTGTTTTTAGTATCAGGATCAACTCCTGCAGCTGCTAAACAATCAGCCATTACAACTTGAGCAATAGTGGTCTTACCTCGACCAGAATCTCCCCAAACATAAACTGTAAAAGGAGCAAAACGCATAGATCCGTCAATTCGTTTAGCATGATATGCGGCACGATTCTTTCGTAAAACATCAATACGTTTTTCTAAATACCCTTGTTGCCAAGTACCTTTAGCAGATTTAAAAAGCCTCTCGGCCAATGTTAAAGCCTCATCAAGTAATTGACTATATTCGATATCACTGATAGTTTTAAGTTCCTTTTTAATAGTAACTTTCTTCTCATGAAGATTAAAGACCATAGCATGTTCATGTAATTCCAATAAAGGAAAATATAAATCATCCAAAGCTTTGCTATCATTATTAGAGAAAAATAGTGGACTAAAGGATTTTTGTTTAAAACATTCATAACCACCTTCAATAAAATAAACAACAGTATCTAAGACTGCACCTACTAAATCGATGGCTGTTTTATGTTTAGAAATAGTACCTACTCTGAATAAATCAACTCCTTGCACAGACCATTTAAGGTTAGTAACTGAGCATAAACCAATAGAGGCTGCTACAGAAATAAGAGATGAAATTTTACCAAACATAGGTGCATTTCGTACAGCATCCCAATTTTCACGTAAATCTGGGATTTTACTAAGCCAATTAGCACTAGAAGGCACATTATTTCCAAAAATTCCTGCTTGTGGTTCAAAAATATTATATCCAAATAATTCTTTGCACCATTTCATAGTGTCCTCTTGAGCCATAAGTTGCTCACAAAGGCTTCCAGTAGTTAATGCTCTTAAAGATAAAACAATTTGAGCAGCAACTTGAGCTGGGGTTTTCATTGCAGGTAATGTGACAGCTAAAGCTCCAACAACTTCCAAAACTTCCATAAGTTTGGTAGTATGAGATTCGGCGTTCATAGAAATTAATTTATCTTTTGCTAGATCGATAATACTAGCAGGATAAATTTTCTCAATTAGGGATTGATGAACGTATTCAACAAGGTTCTGGGTAGTAGGACTCTTTTTTAAAGGGTTCTTAGGAACATAATGTTGATTTCCGTTCTTCCTCAAATCTTTCAATTTTTCTTTTCTGCAAGCACGTTTATTCTTATTGAATTTTTGTTTACGTGCATCTTTTGCATCAAAGATTTCAGATTGAGGGGTATAAGGACTCTGAGTAGAGTCGGAAGGGGGGGTAATAGATGAATAAATTTTCTCCGTAGAGCAATTGTAAACTTCATTATTATTATTTACAATTCTATTTTTAGGTGCGACTAAAGTTCCTTGGCTTGACATTTTCATAAAATTTGAAAGCGACAAGCACAGAGGAACCAATTCGCGAAAGCCCGCAAAATTGGTAATCCAATTGTGCTTCGACACAAAAGCTTTGCTTCACCACTCAATTAAGAGGATGAACTTACTTACGTACTTTAAGCATGTATTATTCGCCGCAGGCAGAGGCGCTACACTAAGTACATCGGTTGGTAAAGGTTTAACTTAATAGTTTTCCAACAAGAATTCTCAAGTGAAATTAGGGTCATTACTTCCTAACTATAAGTTTAGACAATACGCCGACTAATGAGTCTTGTCTAAGGGTCGGTCCCCATATCATAAGATAGGTTACCTAAGAATATCACAGGATCGTAGCGTGATATTAAACTAGGTTTATACTATTTTCAGCCGTATAAACGAGGGGGCTCTTATTGCAAGCGCTAAGCATTACAACGAGATGAAATATCAATATAGGTTCTTCCTTATTTGATAAGTTCTGTAATTACAGTATTACATCGTACAGACATATTTTAAAAACGCTTCTGTATGCATGAGTGCAAGCGTTTGAGGTGGCCAGAAGGCCTGAACAAATTCCGGGGTTCACCGGAATCGAAATGTTAAAGAACAATTACAACTAAGACTAATGCCATATAATCCAGTTATAATCCAATTCGGTTCATAAATAAGCTTGGCGTCCAGAAGGACTACGTAATCGCCAGCTTGACAAATTTCTTAACGAAAAATGAAACGATTACAGATGAAAAAACTTGGGTTCGATCATAAACACATCAATAGAATTTTCAATACATTAAACAAGTATGTTTAAATAACATTTATTAACAATTCATTGAAACTCAGAAAAACAAATAACTATTAGGGGAAAACCCCTAATAGACATGGTTGTATATAAAGAGTTTCGAATACCTAATAAAAGTCATTCGCAGACTTGAGTAACAAATTGTTACTACTGATAAAAGTTTATTGATCTCCACACGGGGAATACCCGT